CATTAGTTCGCAATCTGCAAATAATGGGTCTCGTTTTAATTGATTTACTAAATTATCTGTCCATAACGGAAGATTGTGATTAAGTGTTGCTATTAACATGTTATTTCTTATATATAATACCTATACCCATACCGTTTTCATTTGTAACAATCTCAGTATCCAATACTAATCCTGAATCTACAATTGCCTGATATACTCCGAAATTTGGAAGTACTGCTTTTGGTCGAATATCATGAAATAACAATATGTCATCGGCTAAATCTGCAAATTTAGAAATATCGCTCATTACAGCTTCGTAGCTATGATCTGCATCGATAAACACAATATTAAATGATGATTTATGTTTTAATACTTCTGGTAATGCATTTTCATCCATTGTGTTAATATCAATTAAATCAGCTTTCATTCCTTTTGATTTAATATAGTCTATTGTGCTATATAACGGAATATTTCCACCCGGATCATCATCAATCATAGTAACAGTTAAATACGTACCATCAATTTTATGTGATTTGCAAAATTCACAAAATGCAATGCCCCATAAACCTTTCCATGCCCCTACTTCTAAGAATGTTATATGATTGCTAGGATTTTTCTTAAAATAATCCGTTATATGTTCCCATGCTGTGAAAAATTCTTTTTGTATTTGAGAACCTTCGAAAGACACAGTAGTTCCATTTGTGTAAAGTATAGGAGCATGTATTTGTGAATATGCATCTATTATACATTCGTTTAATGTTCGATCCATTTTATTTATTTTCTGTATTTAATATTTGATTTTGCATAAATTTCATCAATTATGGATATTACATTAATTGTCTCTTCCATTTTAAACTTATCTAGGTTAGCATAAACAAATGGATGATTTGGACAAGAACCTTGATATGATCCATAACTATTAGGTTCATTATTAATATAATGATTTTTTTCTAATTTACCAAATTCTTGTTGAGAACCATGTGATAAAAATCTAGATGATTCTATAATGTTTAGTGCTTTTCCACCTATTTTAACATATCCGTTAGATCCCAATATAGATAATGAACATTCTAAATTTTGTGGTTCTGCTGCAATGGTAACTTCACAAGTTCCACCAAATGATCCGAAATCAAAAATAGAATATACCGTATCTTCAATGCCAACTGCGTGTTTTACTTCATAACATTTGGAACTAACTATTTCTGGCTTTCCGAATAGGTATTGAAGTATGTCTAGATAATGTATTCCAACTTCATATAAAGTTCCTCCACCAATTGATGGTTCTGCTCTCCAACCTGTAAAATATTCAATTGGTCTTTGCCATCTTTGCACAAAGTTAACACCTCGAATATTACCTAATATATTCGAATCCAATGCCTTTTTTACTAACTCAACAGTAGGATTCAAACGAACTTGTAATACACAATATGCTTGTTGATTATTTTCTTTTGCTACTTTAATTATTTCGTGCACTTCTTTTTCAGTAAATGCTACTGGTTTTTCAACTAACACATCACAGCCGTTTTGTAGTGCAAAAATTGCTTGATCGTAGTGTAATGAGTTAGGAGATGCAATCGTAACAAAGTTAACCGATTTAGACAAAATCATTTTTTTGAAATCAGTATAACCTGTAACTTTTAATTTTTTTTCTAAACTTTTAACCAGATCTGGTTGTATATCACATATCGACGTTAATTCAAAATCATCACATGCTGCAATTGATTCTAAATGTCTTGGCAATATTGCACCACATCCGATTATTCCTATCTTATACTTTGACATAACTATTATATCTTTCATTTAATTCGATTAACATATTTTCATCGATATTATTACGTTCTAATCCTACCGTATTTGGTTTTAACAATTTTGCTGGGGAACCGATATATATGTTGCCAGGCTGTATATTACTAGATTTTGTGACAACAGATCCCATTCCAATCATTGAATATGCTCCAATAACACTGAATTGATGACATATACTTCCTAGTCCAAAGTTAACGCCTTCCATTAGATGGGAATGTCCTCCAATTAATACATTGCATGACAATGTTACTGAATTTTCAATGAAACTATCATGTCCAACATGGCTATTTCGTAACATGGTAATGTTATTGCTAACAACAGTAGAATCTTTTGTACCAGCATTTACCGTAGTAAATTCCCTGAAAATATTACCATTTCCTATAATTGTTCTTCCGTTTGTTACATTAAAATAATCTCGATGTTCTGCTGGAGATCCAATTGAACAATATGCTTCGAATCTATTATTATTACCAATAACAGTATCGCCTGTAATAAAACAATAAGGACCGATATAGTTATTATCTCCTATTATAACAAATTCGCCGATTACAGCAGTTGGGTGTATAAAATTCATATATTAATATTTTAGTGGGGCGCCCCAATTAGATTGCATTGTAATTCCTAAATAATTTTCAGATAGCATTTCCTCAGTTATTCCTAATTGTTTTGATATAGTATATTGTTCAGGATAATGAAATGTTTTAAACATTGGACCAGTAGGGTAAAATTTAAGATCTGAATACAATGCAAATTCGCCATACCATGTATTTTCTGAACCACATGATGATAACAAATCTAGAAATGTTAAATTATTAGGTTGACAATATGATTCATATAATCCTTTAAATACATCTGATATATATAAAATTGCAGAACCTGAATAATCATATGTTTTACCGGACCTACCAAATAATTCCATAACCGGTCGTCGTTCCGCATTAAACCATTCCATTAACACGTTACTTCCTTTAATTACCCAAGATAATTCCATTAATTCTTTACATTCATGTATTGTGAAATATGGAATATCATTTTCAGCTATAAAATCAGTTTTATAAAAATCTCGAATAAAATACATATCCGAATCCATTGTAAAATAATATTTAGCAATATTGGTTTTATAAAATTCCATTTTAAATAATTGCTGAGTAAAATGTGATTGATTGCTAATCAATTCAGTTAAATCTTCGTCAAATATAGCAATCCAGCCATCAGTACCTAATTTAGATTGAAATAGTTCTAAATCTTGTTTTGGAATTGAAATATAAAATGGTATATGATCTTTATTGTGTTGTTGTATGCTATCAAATAATATTTTTGCTCTATCAACATCACGATGATATGATTTACAAAATAATATTATTTCGTGTTGGTATATATTCGTATCCATATTAAAACTGTATTATCATTCCGTATTCATCAAACATAGGCATCTTACCCCATTTTGCTAACCATTTCTTAGCATTTTCAGATTCTGCTTTACGTTGTCGGTCTGATGTTTGTCCATTATTCTCTTCTAATCGATGACTACCACGAGCTCCAAAGTGCCAAACCAATGATGTGGTTGGTAATATGAATCTTACTCCATGTTGTAGCATTCTCAAAAATAAATCCATATCATCCCAACTAGTTGGGGCAAATCTAGGATCATTACCACCGACGTCATCCCATACTGATTTTTTAACTAATCCAGACACACCTTCACCTTTTGGAATTTCAATTCCTTCATTAATTCTTATAAAATCTTCCGCCCATGCATCAAAATAATCAGAATCAAAATTGTGAAAGTATGCACCAAACATCGTAGGTGGTACAATTGCAGTTCCTGGACGATGTGATGGATTATTAAACATATTTGGCTCTACACGATGTGAATTTACCCATAGTTTATCATTTGGATATTTTTCATGTACATCCATTAGAGCTTTATCCCAATTACGTGTTACATAAAAATCTGAATGCAAAAACATAATGTATTCTGTGTCTACATGATCGGCACATATATTCATACCACCTCCAATACCTCTAACTACATCATTATTAGGTTCTATTAATAATGTTAGATCATATTTTTTTGCATTTTCTACTAACCATTCATTAGTCCCATCGATGCAATTTTCTGCATGTATAATAAACGGTGAATCTTTGAAATAGCTATTTTTTCTCACAGAGTCAATAGCTATCTTAAGATATGGTAAATTGTTATGCGTAGAAATACAAAATGTTAATGGACTAGAGTGTTTCATAATAATTATTCTGCTTTACTTGTCGATCTATTGTTTTTGGATGATACAATGCAAATTCCTCTTCCATTGGTATATAACCAAACTGAGTATGTCCAACTATTCGTTCATGTACACGATTTTCCCAACATATTGTCGAATTATTTTTATAAATTCGTGTTTGAAAATCTGGCCAATTAATCCAACCAGATTCATTCACATTCCATCCCCATTTGGCAATATATTCTGGAGTTAATCCGGTTACTGTATTGATTCTTGGCACTGCATATAATTCAACCGCTGAATTATGATCCAAAATATCTGGTAATATTTCTATAAGATTTTCATGTGGTATTTCATCAGCATCCAATTGGAAGATGTAGTCCCCATTACAGAGACTACTTAATTTATTCTTCCAATCTGCAAAGTGTCCCGCAAACTTTGCTTTATGCCATGCAAACTCACCATTGATTGAATGGGTACGTAAAAATGTTTCTACTTCAGGATCACCATTTGCTTCATCGTACAGGACTACGATATTATCTTGTATACGTTTATGTCGAAGCAAAAAGACAATTAAACGTTGAATTTCTAAAAATTCATTACATACTGTTACTGCATATGTTATCTTCATAACTTATTATATGAAATTGTTTTCTATTCACCAACCTTTTGTAACTTAGGCATTTCTACCTTTTTTAACTGCGGTAACTTAAGTTGTACCGGTTGTGGTATCTTTGAAACCCCTTCATCTGCAATTGCCAATACTCGTTCGTATACTGCAGATACTGCGGTTTTGGTAAATGTACTATTTACGAAATAACGCTGACGTTTTGCTAAGTCTAACCATTTTTTATAGTTCTTAACAACATCTTCGAGCATCTTGGTAGTGTATCCATAATCAGGAGTAAACCATTGTGCTTCTGCAATTAAGAATTCGTTTTGAGCTGATGCGTGTATCGGTGTTAAACCACCTGGTATTGCACATATAAATTCTTTCTTTAAGAAATCAGCTTGTCCTGAATAATGTGGTGCTATAATTGGTTTACCGGTTGTTGAAAATTCTAACAATGGACGTCCGAACCCTTCAGCTTTAGTAAGCGAAAACATTGCTTTAACTTTTGGATGATTGTATAATCCATTCATTTCATCGTCAGATAATTCTCCATGTAATAGATATATATTAGGTAATTTTGCTTTACCAAACATATCACGAATTTGATTGATTTTATTTTCAATTTCCATTCGATCCATTACACTATATGTAGCACCACTACATTTTAATATCAAAGCTGGTGTATTTTTCTTGTTTTTATATGTTTCAAAGAAAGAATGAATAACACCACTGATATTTTTGCGATCTTCACCGGCTTGACCTTGTAACCAATGTCCAACTGATAAAAATGCAAATGATTCTGGAATACTATCTAACAACTCAACAGGTTCTTTAATTGTTTTGTTATTGTATACAGTTTCGTCAAAATATTCCGGAATTACCTCTAATTTTGTGGTAATTTGTTTTCCATGTTTCTTTGCAGTATCCTCAAATGTTTTCTTGGTGAATTCACTCGGTACAATTACTAATTGCATTGCATTGATTTTATCAATCCATTCAACCGGACAAATATCACCTTCAGTACCCGCAGTAACACCGATATTATATTTACCAATTGGTTGTAATTCTGTTGGGACTGATACCTGAACCCATATATCTGGTTGTTCTTGTAATGGTAATGGAATAATTCGTAATTGCAAATCTGTCGATATTGGATATGTCATTGGGGTATGTCCCCATGGCAATGACAATAATTTAATATCCCACTCTGTGCCACGCTGTTCAATCAAATTTGTGATAATTTCGCGTGCATGATGACCATAACCTGATTGTGTCGCAACTGGCGACGCTATAACTACTTTTCTCATTATGCTACTATTCCTGTTCGTTCGTATTCTTTATTTTCAACTGTATGCAATGTATACATAGGTCTTCGTTGTTTATTAGATGCAAACAAGTAATCAATCATTTCAATCATTTTGTTACCCATTTGTTCTGAAGTTAATCCATTTTCCATTGCCCATACTCTACCACAAATTCCCGATGCCTTTCTTACCTGGTCATCCATATCATACCAATAACGAATTGCGTCTGCAACATCTTCAAATTGCACCCGGTCATCGAAAATATATGGAGTTGCTGGCGATCCTTGTAACGACCTATTGCTAGGAAATACTGGTTTTACCCAAGATCCGTGTTTTTTGTATTTTCCGGTGTGATTAGTTGCAAATTCACCATCAAAACGAATCCATTCGCCGTTTTCATCTGTAAAACCACACTGATCTTGTAGACCACCAGTAACATTGTTAATAATAGGCGTTCCTGCTAATATTGCCTCAGTTGAACTAAGTCCCCAACCTTCATTAGAACCTATATTAACTACTACATCAGCAACATTATACATTGCATTTAAATCTGGTGCATTTAATTTTTGTTCAGAGAAAATAATCTTACAATTTGGCGCTAATGCTTTTGCTACAGCACGAAGATCCGTTCCGTTGTCATCAATAGCCTGTGTGTGCATTAATAAACCAACACGTGATCTTTTTTCTTCTGGTAACTGATCTACAAAGTGTTTAAATGCTAAAATTAAATCTCCGGGTTGTTTTCTTCGGATATTTCTATTATTCCACATAACAACGAAATCAACTGCATTCTTTGTTTTAATTTGTTCAAACATTGATTGGTATTCAGTATCTGCAGGTGTTAATGGTTTAAATATGTTATGATTTAATCCATGTGGCACAAATCCAGTAACTATATCATCATATTTTAAACCTACCGGTACCGTATCTCCCGCATCGTAATCTACAACCTTAAATCCGTTTTGTTTAAGCACTTCTCTGTGGATATTGTCTGATTGTTTGCTAATTCCCATAATCAAATCACAACTACCATAAAAAGGTGCGTTCCACATTGGATATGGTAAATCATCCCAAATAGAATAATAAATCAATGGAATATTGAATGTAGTTTTAATTTCGTGTTCTAAAGCATAAAGCCAAGTCCAATAACGAGGATCTGTAAAATGGAATATTGCATCTGGCTGTTCTTGATTTATTATAGCAAATAGAATGTTTCTATCGCCATAACCATTCCACGGAATTAATTTAACCGATGCATCTTCAATTCCAGTTTCTCGTGCTACTTCAGCAGATAAATCAAATGAATTTCCAGCTTCTGGGTGTTGTAACGCACCCCCTAATTGGATCCAATCATAATGTTTAACTGTTTGAAAAATAATTTCTTTACTAATTGTACCGATACCCGATGGCAAACGAAAATCATCTGATAATAACAGAATTTTCTTTTTTGCTGGTTTGTTCGGATCGATCTTTTGTAATTGCGGTAATGCCATTCGTAACTTTCCTTTTTTAATATAACTTTATTATAAATATATCAACCCAGTATTACAACCGGTTTGTTTAATTTTTTTGAACGTGTCCATGCTGTTTGCAACACGGGATCTAATTGCAATTCATTGGTCATAATCATCATATAATCACAATATTCTGCAATGAGTTTCATTCGATGATGTAATTGGCTAAAATGATACTTTTTACCATAATATGATTCTGGCATTGCTGAGTATAAATTATAACCAGAAAATGACGGATTAAATTCTTGATAACTCATATCAAATTCTAATGCAAATTTTCTAACAAAAAAATTAGCTCCTTCATTTCCTCCGGCTCCAATGATCATTAAATCATCTGGAAATTTCTTTTTTAACATTTGCAGGGTTTCTTGAACTTTTCTTTTATTCTGCCAACCCGTATTACCTATAACTGCTACTTTTGTCATTGTATTTTCTCGTGTGAAAATTTAACACCTTTAGGCATATGTCCATATACCGTTCTGAGCATAGTTTCTAATATTTTCATGTTCTCTTTATGCTTTGGACCAGTTATGTTGGTACATAATACATATTCACATTTTTCTACTCCTACATATGGTTCTCGCTTTGCTAATTCAAATTGATATACATATATATGTTCATGTTTATATCGAATCATATTACTATTATAAATATTTTTATTGACGAATCCTAGCATCTTTAGGACAATTTACATAATCTGTCTTGAATGGACAATATTTACAATTTTTATCACCTTTACCTGATATTGCCATATAATCACGTGTTGCATTTTTATTACCAACTTCATCAAAACATAATTCAACAAAGGTATCAATCGCTTTTTGAACTTTGCGTTGTGTTACTGTTCCAGATGCTGGTTTGAATTGTTGTACTCTTTTTTGTGGAAACATTGATTCTTCTATCAGCTTTCTTTTCACAATAAAAAATTCAACTTCTATATTTTCTTTCGGAACTCCGAATTGAGTTGAAAAATAATTTTTATATGCAATTAATTGTGCTGCTTTAATTGAATCTTGTTTCTGATACTTGTTCCATCCAGCACGACTTGTTTTAATATCTAATATATAGATCTTGTTATTAGCAACATCTCGAAGTACAACATCCATAAAACCATACCAAAACACAGAAGGATTATGTTCTGATGCTTGGGTACATAATTCAATTTCAATACCTACTAGTTCCCAATTCTTTGTGGTAAAATATTGTTTGCGTCGTTTCTTCAGCCAATCTAATATAGCCGCACCATCTTCTAGATATTCTGCTAACTGTAAAGGATTGGAGAAATGTGTACCTCCATTCTCTTCAACACAACGTTTATATTCATCTCGTAGCTTGTTTGTTAAGATGTCTCGAAGATTTAAATCATCCGCTTTCTTAACCGATACCGTGTACATAACCGTTAAGAAGTGTTGCAATGTTTCGTGGAATGCTGTTCCAAAACATGTTTCTATGCTAAATGTGAATGGTGCTAAATTATCAATATAAGATAGCTTCCATTGTTTTGGACATTTTTCATAAATAGACCATTGTGAGTAAGATATCTTACGTGGTACCGTTGTTGCATCTCGCAACGATAATTGGTATATTGGTGCTATGTAGTTTCCCTGTTTCATACATTAAATATAAGAAAAATATTGATATAAACCAACCGAACAGTAAAAAAGTGCTAACATTTCTGCTAGCACTCAATTTATGGTTAGGTATTTATTTTATATTCAAAAAGGTGCCTTGTCCACCTGCCATTGTGGTTGGCAACTGGCCATCCCATGTATTTGCTTTGATGAAATCAACATATAGAGGTGTTAATTCTTGCTGTTTAAGTTTCATGGCCAATGCCGCTGCTTTTGCATTAATAATTGTTTCTGCAGAATCTGCTTTTGCTACCGCAACTTTTCTTTTACCCTCAGCAATTGCAGCTATAGCTTGTTGCTCAGATGCTTCTGCTTGTTGGATTGCTTTTGTTTTAGCAATAATTGATTCTTGCAATGCTTCTGGAGGTGTAATATTAGTTCTTAATTGTGACACATTAAACCATTGAGATAAACGCTCATTACACTCAGTTACAATATTTGCTTCGAATTCTTCTCGGTGATTGAATATACTATCAACTTCCCATGTGTTTGCTACGTCATTAACAGCCCCGACAATCGCAGTTTTAAGCCAACCTTGTTCGATATCCTTAATACTTAATCTTAAATTCACAAACATATCACCAATATTGGATTCTTTGAGTGAATAGTTAAATGTTGGTTTAATAGTTGTTGAGAATCCTCCTTTAGTAATCACAACTTGATCATCATATTCAATATGTTGTTGATATGTCGGAAATTCCAATACCTGCTTGGACCAGGTGTTATATACTACCCAACCTGTCTTATACTGGTAAGATGCTACACCTCTTTCATTACCACTTAAATTAACAACAATGCCCTTGTTACCAGCATCGATTCGTTCCAATGAAAATGGTTGAACTATCCCTAATATCAAACCAACTAGGATAATAATAATACCATTTCTGACATTACCCCTGCCTTCGAGCCTTTCAGCATTTCCTTTGTCGCCATATGCAGCGTATTCTAATTGTTTAATTCCTTTAATCAACGTTACTATACCAATCAACGCTGCTACTACGATAATAATAATACTAAAAATCATGTTTTTTGTTTATAAAATTTGAAACTAATTTAATTTGCCACACCGTATAAAATAACACAACCCACGTGGCGATAAATTGTATTATAGAATCCATTGGTTGACTTATTACATATTCGCCGTACATTCCAATAACAAATACATAAATAAAAACTGTCGCAACGGTACCCCACAACCCTAAGGTAACATTAAATAAACTTTTCATTGTTTCATACTTTTTTTTTATATTATATGAAATTATTTTGAAAGATCCAAATTAACATATTCATTTTCTGACTGATCGCAATAAGCATCCACTATTCCGTTATATTCTAGAGCAGTGTCCCAATCACAATCTGATTCAAATGTATCAAAAATAAACCCTTTAATACTTTTTCGATATGAATCAATCCATTCTGGTTTATCAGGATACATTTCTTCGAGCCACATACATGCATCTGGGTTATTTATATACATATAATACTTGTAAGTATCATCTGATTCGATACGTGCCGGCTTTGTTTTTGTCCATTTAGGTTGACTTACAATATCTGCAGATGCTATTAACAACTTTGCAAAATTTAAAATTGCAGCATCTTGCTGGTCAATAACTAATTCTGAATACCCTAATGTTGCTAATTGATAACGCAACGCTAATAAAATGCTTTGTTCTTTCATATCTCTTTGTTTTTAATTATTAATAACAT